ATCAATATTTTCCAACGTGTAAGTAACAGCCTTATTGTGAAGTTGAGCAGGCTGTAACCCTCCATGCTCATCATAATTTAATCCTTGATTAGATGGGTCAAAACTACCTAAAGGTATAGGGTTAGATATTGGAGAGTATGCACTAACTCCACCATTACCCCCGTCAGCAATACTAGCATTAAATAATCTATATGCATATTGAACAGATGCTCCAGCAGGAAGTAATCCAGTTTCGGTTACATTTTGAACTGTAGGAATATTCATAGATACCTGAGAGGCTATAGAAAGATTACCAGGAGATGAACCTATAAATTCTGGATCTAATAAGTTAGCTGACCTTAATTCATTATATTCATCAGTCCAATAAACTCTACCTGTCTTTGAATTTTCATAATGACCAACAGCTTCAGTGCCTATGTGCCAATGCTTAGAAAAGTTTAATCTGTTATTGTACATTAGGTGATGATGAACAGATAAATTACCGTTAGGTAATATGTCATCAATCTCCTTTGTTACTGGGTCAATATTAAACTTCCATATCTGACCATTAGAGTCAGGAGTCTCAGATGTCTCATTTGTAGAGAATACTACAATCTCATCTCTAAGAGTTGTCCATCCTATTATTTCTAAATTCTCTTGCTTCTCAACCTCAAAGCTATTTATATTTTCACTAAGCCCCCCAGTGCCTGTTATATCAGATATATTTGTAGAAGTTCTAAATACCCTAATAAGTTTACCTTCTCTAACTACTTTATAATCCTCATCTGGTAGTACCGACATAATGGTTACTATCTGTTCATATAGATTCTCAACACTGTCAACTATCTCTGTAGGGTGAGGATTAAAATTTGAAGTTCCAGGATCAGCAAATGTTATAATTAATGAGCCAGGAACAGGATTCTCAGGGTCATCAAATCTAATAACCCAAGAACTTTCTATACTTGGTAAATTAAATGATAGTAAGTTACCATCTTCATTTTCTATATTGCCAGTAGAACTACCTTCCTCAGTAACAACTTTAATGTTTCTACCTAAGTGATATGTAGTACCAGATTGTTTAGATTTACTTCTGTCCTGGTCCATCCCAGAAAAGGAGTTACGTGCGTCTGCCATTATTATTTGAAGTTATGTCTGTTATTATTAGTTGAATTATTAAATCTCTGCTCCATTTGACCATCACTTCTGAAAGCTCCAGCATGAGAATTTATATTAGGTATCAACTTAACGAAGTTATTTTTCCAGCTCTCCATCTGATCCATTGTAGGAATTCTTGATGAGCTATCTGCTGCTGCAGTGTACCAAGCTAAATCTTGTTCAATCTTAGCTATTACCCTACCACTTACAGGTCTACCTTGAATATCTCTCTTAAACAAAACTTTATCAGCTACATAGGCTTGACAAGCTTTAATATATTTAATATTATCAGGAACCATAGGATAACCATGCTCATCAGTAGGGTTAGCTAAGTATACCATCATAACCTTACCTTCTTCAAACTCAGTAAATATATGATTATTATTTAACTTATAAGTTGACCCAGTACGTCTAGCAGCATCTTTAGTGTGAGAGCAGCCATATGCTAAATGGGTAGTGTCAGTAGATACTCTCATAGGTAGCCAATCATCACCTTCACATTTAAATGTTCCAATTAACTTATGCATATCGCAAGGTAGACTCCCTCTGCTATCTTTTATTTCAATATGATCTTGATGACCTAATTTAGTATTACCGTCAGTAGCCTTCTCTATATACGTCAATGGAGCACCTATTAAATCTAAGCACTCCCCTATCCATTCTACACAGTCAATCCAATTGAGATTATCAAATCCATAATCTCTGTGAACATTTTCTATCACCCTGTTCATAGGTATATATTTATAATTCATCATGGCTATTCGTAATAGTCTATATTTTCTTTATTATTAATAGCTTCAGCTATTCTTCTTTTATTAGTCCTACTAATGGATATAGAATATACAGAAGAATTTTTAATATTACAAACTCTTTTATCCCAATACCATTTACAATAGAAACCTTGAGTGTGTCTGTTAGTATGCCATACTATCTTTTTCTCTGCTTTAGCATCATCATTCACAGCCCAAAGTTCCTTTGTCTTTTTCCAATCTGGATGAAGGTGGCTAGTTTTAAGCTTACCATCAGCATCCAATATTATTCTAGTCTTATGTTTCCTTATTCGTAAGTACCCCAATCTAAATGGCATCCTGTACTCATAAGCATTCTCAACAATCTCTTTACATATCTCATCATTAAATTGCTTAATAATTTTTGAGAATAGAGATCTATCAATAGACTCCTTATTAGATTCCTTTTGTTTCTTCTTATAGTATTTGAATATATCGTAAATACCATAATCAGATTTGTATTTCCAATTACCTGTAGACACTAGTTCTCTTGATCTTTAGTTGCTGTATTATCCTGGTTGTCATTTAATATGTCAGCAGGAAGATTATATTTTTGAACAAACATTTTAATTACATTACCTACTATATAAGTATACATCCAAGTTTTAATTGGATACTCATCTTCAGAAGAGAAACAAGCTCCTCCTCCGTTAGCACAGTTTGTAAACTCTGCAGCATCTTCAGGATTCTCAAGAACCCCTGCTACATTAATCATATCTATAAACTTATGCTTGTCATTATTAGATACCAGATAAACATAATTGTTATAACGGTAAGCCCAGATTTCATCTTTAGTATACTTACCATTACCAACCCATTTGGCACCATCAAAGGTTGTTTTTGAAAATGCCTTAAGGGTTTTGTTAACTGGTCCTATTCTAGTGATAGCATCACTATTATGTAATTCAATAGTTGTAGGAATCTTCTTAACAGTTCTCATAACCTTACATCCTGTTGATACTTCACAACATTCAGCAGGGTCAGCAGGTTGAACTTCTACACAACCTAAATCCTGAATTAAATCAGAATCAATAGTTCTACCTTTATTAAGCTCATTACGTATAAGTAAAGCTCTCTGATTAGCTATTTCAAAAGCTACATCTCTATATGATACATCAGTATCATCTGATAGATAAGGTTTTATCCTACTTAATATGTTGAACACTACTTGAGATTCCGTCATCTTTTAATTTTTTAAATACTTTTTCCAATTACTATTGGATAATTTATAATCAGTTTTACATCCATTACATTCCACATGCCTTTGGATGGTACCTGCTTTTGTTACTGGATTAGCTAATAATTTAATATCATCACCTCCACAAGAAGGGCAAGACCATTTATGACCGCCAGTAGCAACTCCAACATGAGTATTCTGATGAATGTAAGATTGCATTACTTGGAATACATCCTCCAATATAACTACATCATTCTTACAGTAAGTAACCATCTTATGCATAGCTGTCTTACACTTGTTAAATATGATATCATCCCATAGAGACATTCCTCCAGTTTCAATTTTACCACCTACACCTAAATACTTAGCTATATAATCTAATCTATTAGAGTTGAAGTTAAATGCACTCCTAGCTTTCTTTAACGTATCCAATGACTTAATAGTTGCATTGAATGGTATTCTATGAAATAGACATCTAGTTCTTACCCATTTAATATCAAATCTGTCACCGTTGTGACCAATTACTTCATCAGCTTTGCTTAACTCTTTAGTAAATGCTTGCAACATCTTCTTATCACATTGATCATTATCCCATTTAAGATAGTGAACTGTATCATCATTTTCCCACTTCCAGCAAATACATATAATTGCTCTCTCTTTAATTATGTCTGATGGATGTATGGTTAACTTGTAACCAGCTCTCCAAGACTTAACTATGTTATAACTTGTTTCAATATCAAAGAACATTCTTTTAAATTCCTTCTTCTCAGAACTTTGCTCTTTTAATATTAACTTAGCTCTCATTCTAGCTACTACTACATCCTCCTTGTTACAATTCCATCTCTTAGATAAAAATCCTGCACCATTTGTCATGTATATAGGATTATCTAAAAATTTCTGTATAATATCTTCTCTACTCATATTGATTTAATAAAAAAGGAGTCTAAGCATATTGTATTAATTACTGTTTGCTTAGACTCCATAAAACATGTTAAAATTCAAAATCTTCGCAAACATAAGAAAAATTTATTTAATATCCTAATTTTTTCTTGGTTTTTTTAAAGTCCTCCCAAATTAATGGGAGGACTTTTATTTTAGCTCAATCCATTGATTGTTACAGTCTCTATATCATTACTAACCATACTATTTAATTGTAACTTAGTATAGTTTTGGTCAGTAGGCATAACTTGATTTCTAATTCCATTAGAATAAGAATCTGAAGTTCCATCACCCATTAACCAAATTTGAGTAGCATACGGAGTATTACTGTTTGACGAGCCATAAATAAAGTTACTACCACTGTATCCGTATCTAGCAGCCTGACCTTCTTTATAGTCCTCTTCCCATTTTAAAGGGTCTGTAAGCATTAACTTAATTTCTGCATCAGTAGGCATTGTGTAGTTTTTACGAAGTGTAGTGATAACCATACTAGCTACTTTACCGTGGAAACTTCTGTTAGTACCTCTACCACCTATAGTAAAATCACCTTCAATAGTTCTATCCATTCTAACACCTGTAGAAGTCCAATCTGAAACATCGTCAGCCACAGTATACACAGTATCAAAGACAGGAATAACATCATTAGTTCCCATTACCCTAATATCGAAAGCGTCAACTAG